AAAATCAATTCAAAGGAAACAATATCAAATTTCTTTACGATTACTCAAAAATTTGGGAATTGTATGATTTGATTATTACTGCAGACCCCTATATCATCAAAACTAAACCTGAAAATAAAGTTTGTTTAAAAGTTATTACTGAACAAAACAAAGATATCGAAGGAAAGAAAATATTTTCTTTTGAATCTGTAAAAGAAATTTATAACCATTTTAAAGCAAATCTACGATGAAAAATGAACCTGCAAGTATGCCTGAAAAAGCAAAACCTGCTAAAGAAGCAAAAGCATCAAAACCTGCAAAAAATAAATAATCAATAAATGGAAAATCTAACAAATCAAATCAATCCAAATATCGAAAAATACAAAACTCTTGGATTTTTAAACGATATTAATTCAATAGAAGACCAAAATGTGCTTTGCAACATTTATGATGATATTGCAAGCTACTTATTAGAAATTGATTCTGAGGAAAAAGAATCATTAGCCCCTTATTATTTTTCAATGGCATATCTACATTATAATCATTATACATCTAATAAAGAATATTTTGATGGTAAAAGATTAGTAGATTGTATTTCCGAGTTTGCAATTAAAGAAGGAATAACTCAAGATGAAAATCTTTTTAGCGGACTTCATATTGACAACATTTATACATACGTGAAACAAAATTTAAATAATAATCAATAAATGGAAAATCAAAAATTAACTTTTGAAGATTTTATAAATCAACTTAAAGAAAATCAAGGTTCATATTATTTTTATGTACCTAACACAAAAGGAAATACAAGCGGTGCTGTTGCATATATCTATGATATGGTAGCAGTTCTCAGAGAAAAAGGTTATAATACATATATTCTGCATGACAAGGAATATATGACACCTATGTGGATGGGCAATAACTATGATAAGTTGCCACACATGCCTTTTGAAAAAATCGTTGTAAAACCATCTGACTTTTTATTCTTACCTGAAGCATGGGTTCAATCATTCTATGCGGATATGCGTGAGAACAATATTAAACTCCCTTGGGAAGTTGTTGTAATCTCTCAAGTACAGGATTTAATTTTCTATAATCTTAATGCAGGTCTAAGATGGTCACAATTTGGTATTAACAGTGTAATTACAACATCTGAAGTTCAAAAGGATAGAATTGGTAGGTTCATGAGAAATATGGATATTAGTGTAATCAGTCCTTATATTCACGATGAATTCAAACCAAGTGAAAAACCTCAAAATCCTAAAATCTTCTTGTTCACAAGAGATAAAACAAGAGGGGAAAAAATTCAAAAAGAATTTTATCTAACTTATCCTCAATATTCTTGGATTCCTTTTGTAGTAACAAGCAATATGGATAGAAGTGAATTTGCAAGCAATTTGAGAGAATGTTGTTTAGCTCTTTGGGTAGATGAAATTTCTTCCTTTGGAACTTTCCCTCTCGAATGTATGAAATCAGGAGTACCTGTTATCGGTAAAGTTCCTGATATGATTCCTGAATGGATTAACGCTGAAACTGATAATGGTATTTGGGTTACAAGCTATACAACAATGATTGACTATATTGCTCAATATATGGATGAATGGTTTGTAGACTCTTTGGATAAAAATGTTTACAATATCATGGCAGAAACTGCAGCAAAATATTCAAAAGAAAACTTTGTAAAAGCTACAATTGAAACTTTTGAAAATCTTTTGAAAAATCGAATCCAAAAATTAGAAGAAATAAAAGCAAATATCAATGAATAATACAACTTTAATTATACCTGTTTTTGAAATTACTAAAGCCAATAAAGAATATTTCGTTGGATGTTTAGAATCAATCAAAAATCAAAACGATAAAAATTTTAAATTAGCAGTAGTAGCTCCTAAGTTCAATAAGGAAATTGAATCTCTATTGAAAGATGTTGAATATCAAAAAATCGTAAATGATAGTGATAAGACTGATTTTGCTTCTCAAGTGAACTTTGCCGTATCAAAGATAGATACTGAATATTTTTCCGTAGTTCAATTTGATGATGTCATCTTCCCTAACCATGTGGAAAATATCAACAGATATATCAGTGCTTATCCCGATATGGATTGTTTTGTTCCTTTGGTTTATGAAGTTGATTATGAAGATAAACCTATTGGATTTTCAAATGAAACAGTTTGGGCTGCAGGAAATATGGAGAAATTCGGTTATTTTGATTTAGCTAAAGCAAAAGAAAAAGCTTTTTACAACTTTAATGTCAATTGCTTTACTATTAAAAAATCAGTATTTGAAACAATTGGCAAATTGAAATCCTCAATTATTAAATTTGGAGATTTTGAATTCTTGCTAAGGCTTTTAAATTTTGGAAAAACGGTATATGTAATACCTAAGATGACATATAAACATTTCAACGGTATTTCGGGTTCAATTCATGATATGCAAAAAAACATGGATGAAATGGAGAAGAAATTTTGGTACAACATGTCAAGAAAAGAATATTTCTTTGACTATGACCGTGAAATAACTTACCCATAACCATTCAATGAATAAAAGAGGAAGAAAACGGAAACACAAAAGATATTTTGACGTAGAACAAGAAGAAGCAACCTTACTTTATTTAAATTCATCTGATGAAAGTGAAAAAAATAAGATTTACGAGGAATTCCTAAAAGAACCTCTTTATAAAATGGTAGAAAGTATCATAAACCGATATAATCTATACAGTAAAGAAATGACTTTTGAAGAACTATTAAATGATACGCTCAGTTTTTTACATACCAAAATTGATAAATTTGACCCATCTCAAGGCACAAAAGCTTATTCTTATTATGGCACAATAATCAAGCATAGGCTTTTGGGTAAGAGAATTAAAGAGCAAGACGAACTTACTAAAAGAGAAAATTATGATGCTGTTTTAGTAAGCATTGAAGAGGATGAAAAATATTCATATCAGATTGATGAAGAAGACAGTTTCACTTCAGATTTTTTTAATGAATTTGTGAAAATATTAGAAGAGCTTATTTCTATGAATACGGCTCTTCCTAAAGAAGAAAGATTCCTAAAGAAAAATGAAGAAAGAGTTGGATTAGCCATTCTTGAAGTTATGAAAAATTGGGAATCTTTTTTTGAAGATGGTGGAAGGAAATATAATAAAAATCAAATCTTAGAATGTCTTAGAAATATGACTGATTTAAGTACTAAAGACATTAGAGATAATTTGAAAAGATTTAGAATCCTTTACTATCAAAAGAAAGAAGAACGTTTAAAAAGAAACCATCGGAACGAAGATACGCCTATTCAGAATATTTCTTTTAATCTAAATAAAAAAAAGAATTCCTAATATTTATAATTAAATTTATAATTATGGCAAAGAGAAATATAAAATTAGATGTTGATAGTCTTTTTGATGCAATGCGTGAAGCATATCGTGATTGCGATGAGCAAAAGAAAGCTATCTTGGAAAAAATAAGTGAAAGAACTTCAAAGGCGAAACCTGATGACTTTCAAGATGAATTAGAATTGGCAAGATATTTCAATGAAAGCCGAAAGGTTTTAAATGATGTAATTGAAAAGAAAATCAAACTTATTCAAATCCATGCTAAAGTAATCGGAACAAGCAAAATTAATTCTGAAAAAGAGGAGCAAGAAGTTCATGATATGCCAACTCTTTCTCAAGATGATATTGCTAAACTTCGTGAGAATATTTTAAAAGACATGGAACAAGATAATACTTACGATTTAAGTCTATAATGGGTACATTTGAACAAAAGTTTGACGTTTTAAATAAGATTTCTGCATTAAAAAGCATTAATACAGGATTTCCTAAGTTAAAGAAAAATAAAAAGTTAAAATCCTTAAATGCCAAAAAGAATAAAACGATTAAATTCATAAAGGATTTAATTGATATCTTAGTTGGTATTAAAGAATTTAAGGAAGAATTAGTAAGATTTCTAACTTATCAGAGTCCAATCATTGAAGGCACAATTAAAACAGGTTTAAAGGAGCTTTTGAAAAGCAAATTTTCTTGTAGCGTTGATGCAGTTATTCCTGACTTTTTAATAGATGGCGTTGGAATAGGATTCAATATTGCAGTAAAACAAGTTGACTTTTTCAGCATCCTCAAAGTAGACCCTAATTCAGTTGGAGGTAAATTAATTTACGGTGCAATTCAACAAGATTTGAATGCATATCTTTATGATGTATTGCAAGGCAATGTTGGAAGTTGGAAAAACTTGATTGTAGTTTCATATCAGCAACAAGGAGTTGTTGATGGTCAAATGAAAACGAATGTCTTCAATGTGAAGATAGATTCCTCTTGGAATGGTAGAACTGTAAATGATTTTATTAATGCCTTTTTAGATGGTATTGTTATCTTGAACTTGGCAACTTTTGTAAATAAAGTTTTTGATGGTATTTTTGGGTCTATTTCAAGTTTATTAAAATTCAATAAAAATACAGTTTCTGCTGAAGTTGAACTTGATATTTTAATTGAAAAAATTG